GCGCAGGACCACCGGGTGATAGCACTTCTTTGTAGATTGTGGCGTCCAATATAATCGTGCGATCGCCGGGGCCAAGAAACTGCTTTGTGGGCATGCGCAAGGCGCGATCCATACGGGCGATCCGCGCAGTCTCGCGGTCCTCAAGCCGCTCAAGAGCTTGTGTGTCCAGCGCGATGCGAAAGGGGCCAAGGGCAAACAGCATATCAGATCACTCCACGTTCGCCGCATCATCGAGGCTGCGCCGCACAGCCCGTTCGGTCGCAGCTCCAGCTTCGCGCCCCGCACGTGCTGCGAGGGCGCGGTTGTTGACCTCTTGCACCCGCGTGATGTTGATTGGCATGCTGACCTGCACGCTCACGTCGATCGATGGGCTGCTTTCAAAGGTGCTTTCAACGGTCACATTGGGCTGGCTGGCTTCATAAGCTTTGGGTTCCGGCCGCGCTTCAGGACGCGCTGATACCTCTGGCGCTAAGGCCGATACCTGCCCGTCTCTTATCGCTTGGGTCAAAGGCGTGAGAGCTTGTTCGATTGCCTCGCCTGTTGAGCGATCGGCTTGTGCAACAGCATCCGAGCGCACGCGGCTTAATGCAGCTTCAACATCAGCCTCTGTGAGACTGCCAGATGTGCTTTCGCCAGTGGCAACCTCGATTGCACCCCGCAAGGCCTCTTTGCGCGCCGCCGCTGCGGCCGCTTCGCTCTGGGCCCAGCCCATATCATCACGAAGTGCTGACAACTCTTGCCGCATTGGGCCACGTATCGTCTCAGCCATTGGCCCATCTTTGATAATGGAAAGCTGCGTTTCCAAGGCCGCAATCTGACTACCTAGCTCTGCAATGTGATCCGCAAGATCACGGGTGTATTGATCTGTCGCCAGACTGCCAGAAGCGATGCCTTTTTGGGCTTGCTCATCTATCTCGCTGGCTGCAATTTGAGTGTCTTCAGGCAATGATGCGAAGCCACGGGTTTCGGAAATTGCGGGCCGCTCCTGCTTTATTTTATCACTCCAAAACAAGGTAGGAAGTGCGTTCCAAGCTTCTTGCAAACTACCAGCATTTAGCCACTCCCCCCAATCGAGCGTATTCATGACCAGATCCCAAGTGAACATACCAAGATCATACGCAAACAAACTCCAACCGATCACTGGAATAAAGCGTAGCCCAGTTTTTGCAAACCAAATCAGAGGCGTGATTAGCTTACCCCAGCCTTGGGCATTCATGCCAAGCATTCCCAGACGTCCAGCTAGAGAAGCCCAGACAATAGCAGGAATAAACCGGGCACTCCAAGTCAAAGGTCGAACAAGCTTATGCCACGGCAACATTTTCGCTAAGCCGCGCCATGGGATAGCGGGGATCAACCGCGCCGTCCAACTCAGCGGTGCAATCGCCCAACGCAGCGGCGTGCTCATAAGACGTGCTAGGCCACGTCCGCCGCGATATAAACCCGCAAATGATCGGCCCACGCCCCGCGCAGCGCGCCCCATCAACGAGATGTTTCGACCACCTTTGTCGAACTTCAAAAAGAGCGCAGCCGTGCGCAGGATGCCGCCTTGGATCAGTGCAAAACCAAAGCCCACAACCCGCGTGGCAATCCCAAAGACCATAAGCGCGGCCGTGCCTTTGATGATCGTTGCGGTCAGCTCTGGATTTGCAGCCGTCCAGGTTGAAACCGCATCAACACCAAAGCGCACCTCGCGCATAATATCGGTAAAGATGGGCAGAAGGGCACCGGATGCGTATAGCATCGACGTGACAGAATTCTTGAGCTGGCGATATTCTTCGTTGAAGCCTTTCATCACACGTTCATAGTCTGCATCGATGACGCCATCCGCGCCAAGCGCTTCATTCTTGATACGCTGATACTCTTCCATATTGGGGATCATCGCTCGCAAGAAATCGAGCACCTGCTTATCGGCGAAGAGCTCACCCATCTTGAACGCATCGCCGTCGGTCATTTCCTTGATGACCAGCAGCATGTGTTCCAGCGGATCGGTGCCGCGCTCAAGCGCGATGCGCATCTCTTGCTCAACATCTACACCAAACTCGCGGAACTTTCGCACCGTGTCTGGCGCGGTAATCTTGCCCAAGAAGTTTGTCATGTTGGTCGCAGCTTGATCTTCAGAACCTGCGGCTTTCATGGCGATCTGAAGCGCGGCCGACAAAGACGCAACGGCATCGACGCCATCCATCTTCAACGATTTTGCGCCGGCTGTGATCTCGGGGAATTTACGCGCCATTGCCGCCAGCTCGAAAGACCCTTCCTTGCCTGATTTCGCCATGATGTCGAAGGCCTGACGCAAGGCATCAGGAGCCACGCCAAGATTGTCCATGACGGCATAGCCAGAATTGGCCATTGCATCGAATTCAGATCTGGTCGCCTTGGCGGCGCGACCCGTCGCAGGAAGCGCCGCAAGAGCTGCATCCAGGTCCATGCCTTTGCCAACATAGGTGGCCAAGCCATCGAGCAGTTGGGTGTTGGATTGGCCGGTCAGGTCGCGCAGCGCGTCCAGCTCAGTCTTCAGCTGGTTAACGCGGTCCTGATCGATCTCAGCCAAATTGGCAAAATCGATCAGCTTTTCCTCAAAGTTACCGGCTTTGATGACCGGTGCACCCAATGTGATAGCCATAGCGGCCGCACCCATAAGACGTCCGCGCGCCTGAGAAATGCGTCTTTCACTACGGGATAGTGCGGCCTCAACCTCATCGGCCGAAAAGCCTGTGCGGATTTTGCGACCCATGTCCCGCTGCATAGCGCGGGCACCTTGAGCCATGTTACGCATCGAATGACGGACTTTGTCAGCTGGGCCTGACCAGCCATCCATCAACCGGATCAACATGGAAAAGCTTAGATCACTCCCGCTCATCGTGTCGTCCCATCATCTGCTTGTGGATGCGTTCAACCTCCGCGTGGTAAGCAAGCAAGTCATCCCAGTATTTTTCTAGGAGCTTGTCTTCGTCCCACTTGAAGGCATAGGCGATGTCGGCAATGAGGCTTCGCCAGGGGGCGATGGCTCTTGCTGCGCGGTCTCGGCGGCGTCTTCCATCCGTTGGCGCAGCATCGTTTCCATTTGAGCGCGGGCGTTTTCCAACTCCGCCCGCATTTTCTCCGGCAAAAAATCAACCACCGTCTCTGCGACCTCTGCAAAATCATCTTGATCCAGTGCATCAAGGACGCATTGTGGTTGATCAGTGAAAGGTTGGATAAGTCGCTCAAACAGGAAACCGTTTTCATCCATGGTCTCTTGAAGATCTTTGACTTCACGCGCTGTTAGGCGGCGTACGGTGATCTTATTCACCAGAGCCCCATCTACGTTTAGCGGATAACTCAGCGGCACGTCTTTGAACCGTGCTTTGCCTGTGTCGGCGAACTCGATCACGGGGTCTTTCACAGACGCTTTGGTGGTGGTTTTCGCATTCTTAGTCATCGTTTTCCCTATCGTTAAAGCGCCTTTAAACTGGCGCTAGAAACTTGGTTGCGGGGGCAGGATTTGAACCTGCGACCTGCGGATTATGAGACCGCCGAGATAGACCGCTTCTCCACCCCGCAGAAATCTTAGAAGCCCAGACCACCGCGCAGATCAGCCCAGCGATCAACGCCATCAACAATGCAGATGAAGTTCTTCAGATCGATGTGGTGCACGACTGTGCCGTTAATCACGTGCTTGTAGAACAGGATCGAACCAATCTTGTAATCGGTCGTCACTGTGGATTGGGCCTGCCAGTTGCCTTGATCCATGTTCAAACGACCGGTGATGCTCATCACTTCGTCTTGCTGGCTGCCGTCGATTTCGGAAATGCCAACGCCGCGAAAGGTGATCATCTTGTGCACGCCCGGTGCCAAGCCAACTTGGTTCATCAAAGCCTTCTGGCGCGAGTTCAGCTTGATCCCCGCTTCCAGCTTTTGCAGTCCAAGGGACACATCGTATTCAGCGATGAGGCCACCGGCTTTGATGGTCTCCACCTGATCGCGAACGTTGGGCGGGGTCACTTCCTCGACCTCGAGGTGTGTGGAATACCCTTCCACGAAGGCGTTAAATTTGCGCAGGACTTGGGTCATGTTGCTCTCCTTGTCGGGATGTCAGGGGTTGGGATCAGCAGGTTTAGGCCAGCCGCCCAACCTCGCTGATCGCCTCCCGCGACAGCTCGGCGTAATAGTTGGTGTTGCGATTGAACTCGAAAATGAGACGTTGCAGCGGAGCCGGGGCTTCACTGTCATAAGACACGTAAAGATCGCCATTCAGCCAGGTCTCTTTGGTGTTGAGGGCGGGATCGATCCAGACCTCATAGCCAATGGTCCAGCCCGACGCTTTCATGGTGCGTAGGAACCCGTTTACGGTTTCCGCGATATCCAAGATGAGCTGTGTCGAGAACGGCTTGTCCCGCGCCCAACGGTGCGCTTGTGCCACGCTATCCATGATGATGTCGTGCACACGCACCACAGGGAAGAACTTGTTCAGCGGCTCTGTCCAAGTGGTCTCGTTGCCCCACAAACGATAGCCGCCGTCACGAATGATCGTCGCAATCTGGTTGCGTGTCATGTAATCGGC